GGGGAACCAATCCCCCTCTAGGATCCTTCGAAAAGGTCCTCACACTAAAATCTCGACCAATTAGGTTATCATGGCCGTTGGTGTAATTCAATCGCACAGGGCGATTGCCCCAAGGAAACCTCAATGCAAACATTCAGTCCAAGAACTGCCGATTATATTAAAATCGAACAGACTATCAACCCTTGTTTTCCGAATCAGAACTACAAAAGCCAGACTCGAGTGCTCGGCCCAACTGGGCTCGGTGTCACTAAGTCAGGCAGTCCTGTTCCCGGTTACAAGCGGTTAATTAAGAATGGTTTGAATGCTGCTTCGAGTTATACTAGACTGGAAACGGATATCGACATTAAGGTTGGTCTCACCACAGCGCGAGCGCAGTGTTGGGACCCCCCTAGGCCGAAAGGTACCACAACTAGAACTTTTCTAGGTGTATACCTTCCTCTTCCTTCTATTCCTGGGTTACAAGCTACCGTCGCCGCCGAAAACTCGGCGAAAATGAGTTTCATATCTGATGTGAAACGTGGGTATAACACCATTTCTGGTGGAGTATTCCTCGGTGAACTCAGACAGACACTCGACATGATACGGCACCCTGCACGTGGCTTTAAATTTGGATTACAAGATTGGATAACTGCCGTACAGAAACGGCAATCCCGATATTGTTCTGCGAGAAATCGCTCCAAATGGAGATCCACGTGCATCGACAGAATGAATGCAGATTTGGCCGACCTTTGGCTAGAATATAGCTTTGGTTGGTCTCCACTCATTTCTGACACCATCGCAGGCGCGGAAGCGCTTAACGAGCTGATTAACGGAAAACTCCGTTATACTTCAGTCAGTGGTGCCGGTAGATCAGAAGAAAGTACCGTTGTTGCCCTAAACGGCAATTATCCTGGTATCTCGGGATCGTTTATCGTCGGACAGAATAGAACCATTAAAAGATCTGCTGTATATTATAAGGGGCGCGTTAAAGCGCAAGCCGATGGCCCGACCCTTACAAATGCACGTGATCTTTTCGGTTTTAAACTGGAAGAGTTCGTCCCTACTGTATGGAATTTACTTCCTTACAGCTTCCTTTCTGATTATTTCGTGAATATTGGTGACATTCTCGAAGCCACCTTCTTCGACCGTTCAAGCATCTTGTGGGCAAATAAGTCCACAGTGCAAGAGTCTTTCTCGTCCGTAACAGGTTACCCTGTTTTCGATACGAAGCAAGGATGGTCAGGTGGAGGTAGTCCTGGTTCGGCGCGAGCCGTTCACAAGAGCTTCAAGCGTGAGTCTTCCATCGATTCGCTAGTTCCATCGTTGGAGATTTCCCTTCCGGGAAGTCCAGCTAAATGGACGAATATAGCGGCGTTAGTAGCCTCTGCGACCAAGCTTCAAAACCGAATGTCCGCTCCTCCTTAAAGGACGGTTTTTCAACAACTTTTCTAGGAAACATTCCTATGGCCTTTAACCCTTCAACACCTATCACAGGTGCTGCGCAGACTGGCTTAACAAGCCCGACCTACACATTGGCTACTGACGTAGCTCCGGATATCAACGGCAAACAGGTTGCAGTGACCGCATTAGGCGGCACGCAAACTGGAGTTGTTGCTCATTCGATCAGCAGTCCCTTTACAGGTACCTGCATACGTCCGAAAGTAATGCGTACTCTGCCTTCTCCCAATCCAACTACGGGCGTCGTAAAAAACGTACCAAAGAATACAACGAAGGTAATTACCCGAAAGGGAGTTATTCCGTTGGCGGGCCAACCTGCGAGCATGATGATCATCACAACGACGATCGACGTGCCGGCAGGTTCGGATACCGCGGATGTCAATTCTGTCCGTGCGGCGTTATCGATGCACTTAGGGCTTCTTGCCCAGCAAAGTGCAGGTATCGGTGACGTCGTCGTGACTGGCATCCTGTAATTTCTTTTGGTAATATATTGGCGATTGCCATATAAGTTGGAGTGGAAGCGGATGAGCACCTTAATCTCTGTTCTTTCTCGTGCACTAGCACACGATCTTAGAGATCATACCCAAATGGACCTCATGAAAATGAAAGTCCTTCCACCAGATGCGAACATTCGTGACATCCAATGTCACTCAATGTACAATTCATTCTCGAAGAAATTCGAAGATGAATCTTCTGATCTGGCGGACCAGTTGGCTATTCAGAAGTTCCTTGATGTAAATCAAAGGATGGGAAGTCTAGTCCTGGATAAAGGTAAGATGTCTTCAGCCGTACAACATGTAGTTGATGAGATGAAGGAGGATCTTTACCGATTCTTTTTTAGAAATCCCGTCGATTGCATCGTTTCGGCGACATCCATCCTTTCGGGGATAGATGTTGGGCCTGGAGCATCCGTTTCGGCATCTGGCGTAACACCCTATCATAAATTGGGTGTTGGTCCTATGTCGACTACTTCTCTTGGATTATATCAGCTCTACGAGGGCTGGACTAAAGATTCCCCCACTTGGAACGACGTTGAAACTACACGTCGTTCTATTGCTGGAGGACCTTTAGTTGTGCTGGGAAGTAAACTTTCCACAGTTCCGAAGAACCGGGACGTTTCTCGTACCATATGCACTGAACCTTTATTGAACATGATGTTCCAGAAAGGTATCGGCTCTATTATCGAACAGGCATTGACAACGCGGTTCGGAATTCGCTATAAAGGCGGGTCCGAGTCGGTTGAGCGTAAAACGCTTGACTACTCCTCCGTGGTAAAACTCGGGGAAGTGCTCCAACCTGATAGAAATAGAGAGCTCGCTCGTAGAGGCAGTATCGATGGCAGTTACGCCACGATAGACTTGTCTTCTGCGTCCGACTCTGTCAGTCTTCAGCTAGTCGACTTACTTCTTCCAAAAGAAGTTGTTGGTTGGTTAAAGGCTACGCGTTCTACGCATACAGAGCTACCTAATAAATCATTGGTAGAGCTTCATATGCTATCATCGATGGGTAATGGATATACTTTTCCATTACAGACAGCCATCTTTGCTAGTTTAGTACGCGCTGTTTACACCGTAAAAAGTATCCCAATTCGCAAACCTAACGGTTCGAGCCTTGGGAATTACGGTGTTTTTGGTGATGATATCATTTGTGTTTCTGAAGCAACCAATCTAGTATTGGAAACCTTGGAAGCACTTGGATTCATTCCTAACAGTGATAAAACATACACTGACGTGTATGGACGTTTTAGGGAAAGTTGCGGCGGTGATTACCATGAAGGTATCAACGTTCGCGGCGTATACTGTAAGTCATTAAAACGCTTGCAGGACAAGTTTACGCTGATTAACCTAATCAACGACTGGTCTGTTAAGACCGGTATTGCCTGTGCAAGAACTGTTGCCATTCTCCTTCGGGTGGTTGGTAGCAAGGCGTGTTTCGTCCCACAATGGGAGAATCACGATTCTGGCATAAGGGCTCCTCTTTCCTTCGCGCTAGAACATGGCGTGCGGAGAGTGCTCAATCGCGATACGAACGCACAAGGGTTTCTGTACTCTTGTTATAAGGTTCGTGCCGTCGAATTGACGTGGGTTTGGGGGTTCACGTTCCTGGATAAGGAATTCCAGGATATCGGATCAAACCCTGCAGCAGCAATGTTGTGTGGCTTGAGAGGAAACTTGCGGAACGGTAAGATGTCACTCAGATCGAGAGACAATCCTTACACACATCGGTCGGTCGTCGTCCCCGGGTGGGAAGCGGCTGACCTGGCGACCGGCGCAAGCCGGGAGGGTTTGGTGAGGAATGGATACCTCACCACCGTTAACTTGATAGGATAACGGTTAGCCCAGGACAAGGAAG